CTGACCAAATTCAAGATGTGTTCCATTAGCAGTTACACGTAAAACTTCTTGTTCTGCACCAATAGAATTATCTACTATTTCTTTAGAATCTAAAATAGAAAAAATCTTACCATCAGCCGAATCTCTAATTTTAAAATTACCAGAAGCAAAACTAAAAACGGCATTTGAAGATCCAGAACCAATTTTAAAACTGTTTGTTGCATTAACTTGAAGACTGTTTTTGATGATTAGATTGTTATCTGAATCGACTTCTAATACATCGGTATTGAAACCTATTGTTATATTGGTGCTGGATTGTGAGACTGAAAATCCTGTTGAAGCCTGTAAATTTCTAAATCGTAAAAAATGAGATTCTCCATCTTCTCTTAACCCTGCAAAAACTTCACCTGGTCCAGAACCAATATTCTCACCAAAAGATTCTTGACCGCCTCCACCACCTCCTTGATATTCTCCCCATCCAGTGGCGGCTATTTTTTGAGCGTTAGATGTTGCTTTAGCACTTACATCTTTTACAGAATCTTTTAATATTTCTATTTGGTCGACTAAACGAGTAACGTCTGCATCATCACCTTTATCACCTTTATCACCTTGAACACCTTTTTCTCCAGGTTCACCTTTTTCACCTTGAGGACCCATGATGCCCTGCACACCCATTTTACCATCAATACCTGCTGGTCCTCTATCTCCTCTTGGTCCTTGAGGACCGACAAGCCCTTGTTCACCTTTTACACCTTGAGGTCCTCTTGCACCTTTAATCTCAAGAACACGAATTCTTTCACCAGTATCAGGATCAAGAACATCTTTAAATTCTTCGATTAATTCTCGTTTTGCTCTACGAAATTCTTTTTGTGTGTAAGCAAGAGAGGCGGCTAGAACTTTTTGTAATTCTAGCCCCTTTGCAGTGTCGTTATCATTACTCATTTATACTATTATTTTCGTACCGAGTTAAAAACGTCTTCTAATGTGTCTTTTAATTCATCATCATCATCTTCTAAAATCGAATTAAACACATCAGTAACAGTTTCTTTTAGTTCTTTGTCCTTTTTTGCTAGTTCGAACTTTTCTTCTATCTTTTTATCTATGTCTTCTGTAATTATCGGTTTTTCAGGTTCGTATTCGTTATAAAAGTTTTGACTTCCTCCTTGCTCTGGTTCAGGTTCATTGTATCTTGGATCTTCCAATTCTTTGGATATGCCATCATCTATTTCTCTTATCTGATCATCTGTCTGTCTTAAAACATGTTTACGAATATAATCATGAGAATAATATTTACCTGTATAATCTGACATATCTCTCAATAAATTCATTCTATCTTGTAACAATTCTTGTTCTTTTACTTCAGCAAAATGACTATCACTTTCATATTCATAGAATATTTCATTTTTCAATTTTTTGAAATCATCTCTAGACATTATACCTTTGAGTGCTAATTGTCTTTCTAAACACTCATTGAATAATGTAGAAAATCTATTTTGAAGTTTATTTACAAAACGTGTAAATTTTACTTCATCTCTTGAAATTTCTGTTGCTCTACCTATCGTATAAGATGCCTCTGATTCAAGTCTAGAAATAGGAACACCAAGAGATTTGTAGAGTTTCTTTTGAAAATAAAGTATATCTTCAATATCTCCAAGATTTTGACCACCAGGAAGAGTTGAAATTTCTGTTCCTCTACCACCTTCTCTACGAGGAAGCCAATAGTCTTCAAGCATCGACATATGCTTTCTGTCATCTCTTATTTCACCTGTATTCGCATCGTAAACTAATTTGTTACGATACTTAGTCATTAAATCTCTTAAATATTGCTCTGCTTTGATTTTTGGTAGGTTACCAACATCAATATAAAAAATTCTTCTTTCGGGGGCTCTTGAAATACGATAAATGACAAGAGCATCTTCGAGCATTCTTAATTGATTGAGTGGTTTGATTGCTTTATGAAGATATGATAGAACCATAGTTCTTGTGCTATTCATAAGCCCAGAGTGACAATAAACTATGGAATCTGGAGATATTCTTAAACCAGATGCGGCGGATCCGAATTGAGTAGAATAAGATTGCCCTTGAGTTTGATACAGACCTTTTTCATTGTAAATATAAAATTCACGATGAGTAATATTGTTTTTTTCTGTTGGATTTTGACCTTGACCTTTTTTCTTAGATTCTCGTACTTTTTTTACTTTTCTAGGATCTAATACTCTAAGTTCTTGAATGCCTCTTTTTGGATTTTTTTCGTCTATGACTACATGATAAAAAAGTCGTCCGTCAACATACCATCTTCTGAAAGTATCAACACCAGTATTATTAAAATCAAGAAGTCTTGAAATTTCTTTAAATTCAAGTCTAAGTTTATCTTTTATTTTATCTGAAATATTGATGTTATCAATATTGACTCTGATAGGGGCTACTTCATGTGAGGGAACTATGGCTTCATTAACAATATCATCGATAGCATTTTCTACTTCAGATTGAAGTGCCATATCACGATATCTATTTACTAATTCAATTTCGCTTTTAACGGCACCTTCTGTGTCTACATAAGTTCCGAATACACCTCCGGATGACACCGGCAAAGCACCATCATCATATTCTGGTTGTGTAAATACTTGAAGATTTTTATTGGGAGGGTCTTCTTTTCTACCTATTTTGAAGCCAAATAATTCAACTGCCATAATTTATCCTGAATAAAGGGTGTAGTGATATTAAGAGTTCCTAATATTTATCACCCTTTAAATTCAGAAAAATAAATTTTAAGCACCTACGGCCGTGCCACCAGATCCTGGAGCGCCACCTTTAAGGGCTGACCAATAATCATATGAGAACGTAACCGTAAATTCTTCAATACTATCGTTATCTCCCCAATCAAGAGTTATTTCACTCATATCTGTTGGAAACATATTTACGAAAGTGTATGACCTCATATCTTGAGTCGAATTTCCAGATTTACTTAATTGATGAACAGTTGCAGATCCAAAATATCCTGCGACATTTTGTCCTTGGGATCTGTTATTTATTCGATGTTGATTAATATTGTCCATCCATTTTTCCAGAGATGACCTGATTTTAAAATTTTCATCATTAATTACAGTAACCGTCCAATCAGGAAAAGTTCTATTACCTGCAAATTTAACTTCTCTTCCAAAATAAGGAACAATCACAGAACCTATTGTTGTTCCAGGTATTGAAGTTGCACGAATAAAAAATTCTGTATCAGTATCAGCAGAAAAATACCCGGCTGCTCCGGATAACACGACCTTAAATAAATTAGGTCTTGCACCATCACCAGTCATTTTCTGTTTGAAATTTGCGACATTAAATGCCATGTTTATCTCCTATTAAACTGCGTTTACTACTTCAGAGAATTCCACTCCAGAAGCAACTGCAACAAAGTTAAGGTTAATGAAATTGATTGAGCGGTTAGGCTTAATAAAAATATCACCTCTAAACTCGTTACGGTCAATTACTGTTGGTGTATTATTTGTGGCATCGCATACAACTTTAAAATCTACAATACCTCTTCTCGATTGAACATCTCTCAAAAATGGTTCGACCATAGACCTAAATTGAGCCCTTGTAAAATCATCGTTAAATTCAAATAATGAGAATTGAGCGGCATTTGCGATTGCTTTTTCAATTGCAATGAATAACCTTCTGACATTAATTCTATCGAATGATGATGGTTTTGCAAGTAATGTCTTGTCACCAAAAAGAACTGTTCCTTGTCCAGGAAATGAGACAACAGGATTTATACCTTTAAGATATAAATCATCTCTTTCTGCTCCTTGTGGGCTAAATGCCAATTTAGTGACATTCTTTACGTTACCTCTGTTAAACCCTGCAGGGGATATAAAAGGATTTATATTGTCTGTCTGGGCACAAAGACCTGCAATATCACCATTCAATGGAACATATCTAAATACGCCAGTGAATCTATCTAATTGATATTTATAATTACCATCCATAATTCCGTAACTAGAACTTGGAAGAACATTTCTTCGTGCGACAATATTATCGACTTCTGAACCAGTTTTATTTACAACATCAGCATTTTCTGGTGAAATAAACGCTACACAGTCTTTTCTAAACTCAGCAATATCTTGAATCAAATAAGTTGCTACTGTATTAGAGACTTCTCCTGAAATAAGTAATGAAACATCAACTTTTTGAGGATCTCGCAATTCTGCAAATCCTTTGATTATGTCAGCATCACCTGTTGATGCTCCATCATTACCTCCAGAAAATGATTCTGTTGCGATACCATTTGCGGCGGCAATTGCTCCAAAACTTCCTTCAAATGAATTATTTGCAGAAGTATTAGACGAACTAATTGTAGCACCCCATGCTTGAGACAACTGAACTGAGTTTACAGTATTAGCATCTCCTTCTCCAGAGTGATCCATCCAACGAATATAGCGTGAATTTTGATTGATATAATCCTTGTAATAGATTGTTTCACCAGTTGATCCTGTAGCACCGTTTGCTACAGATAGTGTTGGATGTGCTTCAAGAACGGATTTTGTTTGATTTCTTGTTGCACCTCTTTTATCTTTAGTACCTGTCCATTCACCATCTTCATCTACAACTATGATATGAATTTCATCATTAACATCTTTTTTACCTGTTCTGTCATAAGCATAAGTTGATGTTAAAGGTTCTGTATCAAAGTCAGCCCTAAACTCCCATTCTCTTGAATAAGTAGTAGATGCTGAAACGGCTGAAGTTGAATATGCAGAATCTACTGATAAAGCAGTATTTGAAGTAACGGCTGTAACTCTTCTTCTCTGAGTTTGTCCGGCCGCATCTGTACAAATGACGATATCGCCTAAATTAATTTGAGTTTGAAATTTAGTATTTGTGCCAGTAATTGTATTAGCACCTAAACTTACTTGAATTGTTCCGAGCATGTTTTCTGCTGGTTCTTCGAATGCGGATCTTTTTAATCTTCTAATTGTTTTAGCAGTACCAGATCCTGCAAGAAGTCCTGTATCAGATCCTGATCCTGTAGCAACCGCAGTAAATTCAGAACTATTAGCAACCGCAGTTACAACGGCAATGTTTGAAGTGCTAGATTCTGCAATTGTTACTATATCACCTATTCTCAATTCGTTAGCAACATCACCATCAGCGGCGGTCGTTGCAGTAACCGTTGTTCCAGTCATTGCAAAAGTTCCGTTCATAGTAACATACGATGTTGATGCTACAGTAATCACACCATCTGAACTAACTTCTGTATTTGCTCTTGTAGCCATACAGATTGATGTTTTGAAAGTATTTCC